CAACTGCTCCAATTCGTCGTTCCCGGGAAACAACAATTTGTAGAAGGAATGTTCGTATGCAAGGGCTTCAGTACTCACATGCATGTCAAACTTGGTGGCATCCAACCCAATTCCGACAGGGCGCTTAAAAAGCGACCACTTGTCGTGCAGGATTTTAGCAGCCATATCGGCATTATATCCTTTGATGACAGTAGCACGTGTACGTCCACCCCACGCTTTATTGATCGCTCTGAAAAACCGATGCTCGGCATGCTTCAAGTACCTGCCAAGATGTAGGTTGTATCTAGGTGATCTAGGGTTAATAACCCGTGGTGGTTTTGACACATCTTGTTTCTCAAACTTTACAAACGACTTGAGACGGGAGTCCGTTCGCGACAACCCTCTCTCATAAAGAGAGTTACGTGCCTGTTCATACAGCCTACGCTTCGGGCCGCGGTATGCTTGGACAACTTCATCCAACGATAACACGGGCAAATGTGGCATATATGACATCACTAGCCGCCTAAACTCAACCAACTCAGTAGTTCGATAAGCTTGAATCGACACATCAAACGCGGGCCTAAAGCCTTCCCCATCCTTACACAAGAAATATCTCTCAGTAAAGGCGCGTTCAATGGTGTCGACATCATTATTATACACACCAAGATTATGATCCGGACCGAGACCGGTGGTAATCATAAACTGGCGTGTCTTTGCAGTCTGCCCATTGCGAATCACAGACAACTCGCCGCGACACTTCTGCCGACGTAGCACAGATAGTGCTGGATCAACAGTAGTGGATTGGCCAGCGACACGAATTGGGCGACCCTAGCAGACCTCAAGTGTGGACGTGCGTTCCTTCTCCTCAAAAACGCGCATCCACCGAGGTGCACGCAACCGGGTCTTCGCAACACGTTCGAAAACGTCTTCTGTGAAAAATGCATTTAGCACAAACTGCAAATGTGACGCAACATCAACATCACGCACGCCGTGCTCACGGCACACTTCAAGGTACTTGCGTTGAATGAGCAACAAATTAGCGTCAGTTCGCGCAAGTACTCCAAGGCGTGCCCGTAGGTGCACTACCACAGCAGCAGCAAACTTGGGTATAACCCTTGCTGGCTGAGTGGTGGCAGCACGCAGAACACGGCCACGTGTGACAGGGTTAGGGCATTCGGGTTCAAAGGCATCGTCTGCATCATCATCGTGGCACCGACTAATAAAATAGCCTGTGTCACAAAT